TGATTTTCTTAAATTCAATTTATAAGCATGTAAATCATTTGCTGAATGAGTAATCCATTCAAGATTGTCTGCATTATTATTTTGTTTATTACCATCTTTATGATTTACTACCAAATCTTCTTGATATCCCTCACAAAAATGATATGCCACTAAACGATGAATAAAAAATCTTTTTTTAATTGGAGAGTATAAACAAACTCTTTTATATCCAGTATTATTTATATCTCCTGTTAAGATATTACCAGTTTTTGTATTTTTAACTCTGCCATAAGAGCTTATTTGATAATATCCTTCATAATCTTTAATATCTTTCCAAACTTCCATATTTTACCTCCGACGAGCAATTCTGAAAATAAGAAAAGATGAATGGAATTTAGCACGGGGTTATCCTTTAATCCGTACAAGCCTTAAAGGACTTTCCCTGTTTAGATGAGTTATTCGATACACATTGCTGTGTAAAGCAACAGTTAATTTATTGTGCTGAAGTAAGTTCGAGGGTCATTTTTATCGTACCCTGCGTTTCCACTCCAGTCAACGTTAGCGTAATTGGGGTATAAGCGCTTTGCTGTAGACTGTAAGGCTAAACGGAAAAGGTCATAGTTAGGGTCTCCTGGTTCACGATTAACTCCTTTCATGCACTGGAAGATACCGCAGGGGAAGATGGGTGTCTTATGATGCTTACCAACACCAGTAAGAGATCCCTCAAGCAAAGCCTTAATTACCATGCGGCCTTCGGGCAAGGTGCAAGTTCCATAATTAATTGATGTAAACGGAAGCTGATTGCCACTACGAGATTGAAGGGTATTAAGATTATGGTACATACCTTCAACCGCCTGTCGCAATTCACGGTTGGTCATATCAGTTGCATATTTATATGCCTTATCAAATTCTGGCGCATACCAAGGGTCTTCAATAGACACTTTTTCAATGGGCTTATTTGGAGTGTTGGCAGGCTCGACTCCCCAACCTTCTGCATACTTCAGCCCATCAATATAATGCTTATAGAAACTTTTCCTTACATAAGGTACCATAGTCCAATCAAGATGGGTTGCGCTCACGCCACCAAACTGCTGTAGAGATTGAAGCTGGAATAATACCGCCACAAGCTGAAACGCAGTATTGATACTGTTGGCCGGCCGCACATCGGTTTGACGAGTGGAGAAACCAGAAGCAAGCAAATCATCAAAAGGCACAGACAAGCAATTATGCATACCAACTGCATAAGAGTCCAGGTCATGAATATAAATTTGGTTGCTCAAATGATTCTCTCTTGACTTCTTACTCATGCAGAATTCAAGAGCATATTTCTTCATCACTTCGTTCGCGGCTTCGCCTCGACGTCCACCAAAAGATGCTTCATCAACGTTAGCATTCTGATTTTCTACGTTGCTAGCCTTCAGTTTTTTAGCGATGCTATTGATAAATTCATCGGTGTAACCGCGCGCGATTTCTCTCTTGTATCTATATCTAATATATGCACGAGCAACTTCTGGAGCATTGGATTGCATAAGAACATTCTCAATTTCATCTTGAAAATCTTCTACAGTGTTTTCTACACCATGTGCTTCATTTAGTCGCGCATAGGTTTCCATTTCTACTGCAATCTGATGAGCCACAGAGGTATCAAGTTCTCCAACCTCATCCATTGCCTTACATACTGCATTATAAATTTTATTGCGATCGAATGGGACTCTTTCCCCATTTCGCTTAGTTATCATCATAAGAGAAGCGCCTCCCACAATATTGGCAAGTTTCATGATTTTTTTCGAAACTATAGGTACCCTTAATATGGGTACACTGTTTACGCAAGGCTTCAATTTCTTTGTTGATTTGATCGTTGCCTGGCTGCAAAGTAAATTGATTAACTACGAACTGATTAGTAAGTTCATTTATGCGCTTTGCAATTTCTTCGTTGGTCATACGATTTACCTCCATTGAGTAGCTAGTAAAGATTTGAATCCTTTATCTACTCGAGTAAGTCTTAATATCTGCTAGTACTCAGTCTGCATTTTCATTCCCTTATAGAAACTCTAAAAATCTTTTCTGGAAATTTCATTATAGCGAGAGTAAGCAACTAAGGCAAGACAGAACTAATTATATGGATTAGTATAATCGGTTTTATAATAAACCATAGGGCGCACACCAGCTCTGACTGCATGGTATATTCTTTCTACTCCCTATATTATATTATACTATATTTTTTCATTTTTTGCAAGTAATAAGGGTATCTCTAAAGAACCATAATGAGGAATCCATTGCAGCATATCCTAATCCAATCGTTTCTTAAAGGCTGCCGCGCCCTAATCAATTGAAAAAAAGATAGGCGTCTTACGCTAAAACAATTCTTTTGAAGGCAGAATTAGGGAGCGCACTGAATTATATTCTTCCTCATTACGGACTATTAAAGAATGATTGAAACTTATGCTTGTAGGCTTATATTCTTTAAAAGTGTTTATTAACTAAATTCGTTTATCTCTAACTAAATCTTCATCATATATAAACCAATTCTGACGAAGACTAAAGTAATCATAAGGTACGCCCGCGGGCGAGTTAATCCTAAAGAATATCCCCTTTAAAAATTTCTTCCATCTAAAGTGATGGGAATTAAGTTTCTTCTTAAACAATGGATAGTACAATCTCTAAGATGGCAGTTCTGCTTCTATTTCTAAATCCTTAAACGGTACATATTTAGAACGAGAATAATGAGCCCCGCCAAGATGAAGATTCTAATGCTAGAAAAAACTTTCATCGAGCACGGGGCTATTTTCAAACTATTGCCTTAAAAATATCTAATCCATTTGCGAGTATTCTTCTGGATACTATATGAGCCTTACGATTTGTCCTCTCTTCTCATAGTATGAATAAAGTTTCATTAGCTAGAGATTGGGGAGAAACCAACGTTTTTGACTAACGTAGGCATCTCCATCTACCAATCCTATCATTCATCATCACACCTGGAATCGATCAAGTTGAAATCGTCATCGATCAACATGATCGGAGTATCGACATCACTGCTCTTATAAATCTTGGGAACAAATGCATTACCACGACGGATACCAGTTAAGAAGATTTTATTGCCTCTTGAGAACCAAGACCGCTCAATAATTTTCTTCTTACCGTCCTCCGTCTTGGCAGAGATTTGCTTATCGTACTTAGTGAACTGAGAGTCCCAAATCTTCACATTAACCACTTCATTGTTGCACAGAAGTGTGATACTGTGTTTTGTCTTATTCTTTTCAATTACTGTTCCTGCGATGTGGAACAATCTAAAAATTGGAACTGGATTACCGCCACTTTTAGGGGTAAAGGTGGAAGCAACTTCGGGTTCTTCACTCAGATCACTAAAATTAGACAATTCATAACCTCTGAGATAGCCCTTATTGTAATACTCTTGAAGCTCATGCTCCTCATTATAGAAACCTACGCTGTCCATTTCCCACTTACAAGTAGAACCCCGAGCCGCCTTTTCTTTCTCAACATCAATCATTCTCTGATTGAGTTTCTCAAGCATTTTATTGGCAGGATCTTTCAGATACAAACGCATAGGTTCCATGGCCTTCTTATAAACTTTGTCCCATTCAGTCTGCCGCATTGCACCGTTGGCATAAGTGCCAGTCATATCTTCATAGACCATATCGACATAACCCAGACTTTCAATAAATTCAAATGCTTCTTCGGTTAAGCCATAATACAGACCAACCTTGCATTTCTTCAAGAACTTATTAAAATTGAACAGTCTACTATAAAGGCTCATTTCTTCGGGAATTAAATCTTCCCTAATCAGAGAGGGCATATTCTGCAAAGTCAGACGAGACTTAGTGTCAGCGATGGACAAGAGATAGCTATCCATAATTTCTTCGCGACTCTTAGCTTCAATCTTATCAAAGCAACCAGACTTAATCAAATTCACAATCTGAGTCTTATTAACCTTGATTCTTTCAATAAAATCTGCGAAAGAATAATACGGACGGTTATCAATAATTTCATCTACCAAAGTATCGCCCACACGAGTGATACCCTTGATACCATAACGAATGGTATTGTCAGTTTCATCCGGAGTGAAACTATAATTAGATTCATTAATGTCCGGCAAACTAACGTTGATACCATAACTCTTCATCTTACCAATAGCAGAACTGATCTTACCATAGGCTACACTACGAGCCTTCTTTTTCTTTTTTCCGCTTCTGTCGGGGAGATCTTCATATTCATATTCCTCATAATCTTCGGACTCATAAATACTTACAATCTCTTCTTCCGGTTCCTCGGTGGCTGGTTCTTCGTCTTCTTCATCTTCAGAACCAATCTCACCTGCGCTACCACTATCAACAATCAAGTTCGCGCAGTTCCAATAAATAATGGGGAACCTAAAAGCCAAATTCATTTCCTGCAAAGCGACAATGCTGTAACTGAACGTATGCGCCAAGTTGAAGGAGTAACCGCGCTGTACTCGCAGAAGAACTTCCCACACATAAGAGGATAACTTTTCACTACAACCATTCGCTTTTACCGCTTCATAATATTCCTTTTCGCATTCTTCAAACAGCTTGCCTTGCTTCTTTGCGATAGCCTTACGGCACTTATCGGCCCAAGCCAGGGACATGCCTGCAACCCTAGGTTCCTGTACCAGCATCATCATGCCTTCCTGGGTTGCACAGATGCCATCCACGATGCCGGAGAAATTCGCCAAGAACTCAATTTCATCTGTGGTCAAACCATAGATACGCATCTCTCGACACCATTCTTCGATATCTTCACGATAACGAGCCCACATATTAAGCGGCTGCTCTGCGCCCTTTTCAGGTGCCATCAGACGAATAGCAGAATTCAAAATGGCCAACTCGTCAACCGACTTTGGCTTGGTCAATGCGATGCCCTGGACGCCGCTATCTTTCTCCATTTGGAACAGAGACGTGATCTGGTTGTTCCAAACCATTTCCCACATCTTAGGATTGTTGCGCTCAAGATTATACACACCAATGGCGTTCTCATAGGTCTCGCGCAAGGTTGCCTTCTTCTCAATCTTGCCATACTGCACCAGCAAATCCAAGCAAGCGCGAATTTTATCTGTAGCTTCAGTTGCCAGCAAGTCAATCTTAATCTGACCGACCTTCTCAGAGTCATGAAGCTCGAACTGACTAACGACCTCACCCTTCTGAGTCATCATAAAAGCATTATGCTTAGTGAAGTCTTCATCAACAATGATAACGCCGCCAGCGTGCTGACCAATACGATTCACAAGACCTTCAATGCCCTGTGCCACTTCCCATACTTCGGGATAGTTATTCGTCATTTCATCAACAAACTGACGATTCGGCGCGATACCATTTTCTTCGTCTCCATAGAACACCTGAGACAGATTATACTGAATGCCACGCTCGCCACTCACCATAGAAGAAAGATAGTGGGCAATGTCAACATCGACACCCAAACTGCGGCAAGCCGTCTGAATTGCATTCTTCGCGCCTTCGGTACCAAACGTACAAACACGAACAACATTGTTCTTGCCATACACGGACTGGAGAGACTTTATACACCCGTCACGTTTAGCAGATTCAATATCAATGTCGATATCCAAGACGCTAGCACGCTCAGGATTAAGATATCGCCAGTACATAAGCGGCGTGGTTTCTCGCGTCGGGTCAACCTGGGTAATACCTAATAGATAATTAATATACTCACCAACTGCAGAACCACGGCCAGGCCCCACGAGAGAATTAGCTTTAGTCCAATAAATATTAACATAATCACTTACCTGCAAAGAGTACGCGCTCCATGCCATATTCATTTTACGAGACGAGTTCCACAGAATCTTCAGCTCAGTTTCGATTCTGTCGAAACGCTCCTGGAGGCGGCCGTCTTCCCTATAAATATCGTTATAAATTTCTGCCAAACGATAAGCCAAGTCATGGTCACTAGCCCAATCAGATTCGAAGAATTGCCGCACCATAGGTACGCCATTCATTTCATACTCGCGTACGATACGAGCAATATCTTCATTATCTTCAAAGGCGCGCAGAGGAATATACGGGACTTTAATCTGACAAGACAGGCTATAATCTTCACACTTATCTGCGATTGCCAAAGTATTAGTGAAACACTCTTCCACGTTTTCGGCGCCAATGTTATCATCCATATACTCATGAATCTCCTCAGGAGTCATGAGATAAGTTGATGCATAGAAGTCATCGACCTCTCGATCGCCGTCTTTGGAATTCAGATAAGCCTTGTGAATCTTTCTATCTTCCTTCTTTAAATAGTGAGAGTCTGTGGTGATTATCATTGGAACTCCAAACACTGACACCATTTTTACAATTTCACCATTAACGAACCGTTGTTCTCCACCATAAGAAGGCTGCAGTTCAAAGTAAAAGTCTTCTCCGAAATATTTCTGACACCAATCAATAAAGTCACAGATTTCCTTCTGAATGTCTGTTTTCTTTGCTGCATTTGCGCCATACTCAAGAATCTTACTTCCCAAGAAACCGCCGATACAAGCCGTGCTTGCAATTAGATGGCCAGGATTCGCGCCAACAATTTCTTCAATGTCAGAATAATAAGTAGGACACCTACGCATGAAACGAATATAACTTCTATTCCATGAGCGAGAAGATAACTCACGAAGTTGCTGATGACCCACTGCATCCTTGGCGATAAGAATGAAGTGATAATATTTATCTACACCACTCTTATAATTCTCGCCATTCAATCCATCGCGACACAGATAAATCTCATTGCCAAGCATCAGCTTGAAGTCTTTCCATGCTTCAGGATTCTTCTTCTTTTGCTCTTCCACATAAGACTGAGCCTTCACATGACCACTAAGACTTTCGTGGTCAGTAAGCGCCACACCGCTCAATCCAATATCATGAGCATGTTTGATCAAGTCATTGATTTTATTAATAGAGTCAAGCAAGCGGAGATTGCTATACTCGCTATGATTGTGTAAACTAACGTAGTTACTCATATCATTCTCCTTTCACTTTATATACATATTATATCACAAAAAAGCCAGGAAGTCAATCCTGGCATATGATTAAAATACATATTTTGCATTTTTGATATCGTACTGATTTATAATTACTTGAGCATTCCTGCGGCCAAGCCATTCATTAACGCTGCCCTTACCATAGATTGTAATATCCATTTTATCGTATTGCGTGAAATCCTCTACTGCCTGTTCATTCTTGAAGATAACGTAAGTGACGTCGTTATAAGTAAACTTCAAACAATTGTTTTTCATCAACTGGATATTGGCTTTACTCATTGGGATATTTTCTACTACAAATGTGGGCTCTTCCACGTTCTGTCCCCAGAACTCTCTGCCTTCTTCAATACTAAAGATAAAAGTTGAAATATCTTCTTCCTTGGTAAAGATGTAGTCTACGCTCAAGAACTTCTCATTAAAGTCTACATTATGTAATTCTCTATTGGTTTGCTCCAAGAAATCGTGGACTTTAATTTCCTTAATGCCACTACCCGCAGCATTACTATGACCTTCGGCAAATTCAGTAAGACCAGTGCTGTCCAAGTATTCCTTAAACCCGCCCATAGCTGTGTCTGCTTCCGCACGAATGCTGCCCTTCAAAACTCCGTCATCACATTCACGGAGAACCATAGTGGGGTGGTGGTACTTAGCTGTTAGCTTCATGGCCACTAAGCCAGTAATCGTAGAAGGAATATCATCACTTTCAGAAACGGGAACCAATAGAATCTTATTCTCCAACAGATCATTCTTGAAAATTTTAGCTTCAAGAATCTCCATGGCTCTATCAACTAATCTAGTCTGCAAAGCCTTGCAATTCTTAGCAACTCGCGCGGCCTGTTCTCCGGCAATTTCAATATCACCAGCTTTAGCGCCACGTTTTGTGCTAGGTACCACTGCATCTCCATCAATCAAAGCATTGAACAAACATTCTTTCTGTTCCATTGTACCGACACGAATTACAGCATTCATAAGAGGCGCAATATAGAAAGCTACATCAATAGGAGTCAGTTCTGTTCTATTACCAAGCGAAAAAGCATTTGAGATAACCATATGCCGTAAACCAGCGTTATGAATACTATGCAATCCCATTTGCACAAGGAAGTGAGTTTCTATATTTCTTAAATCCATCATATCGGCAACTAGCGCAACTGCGCATAGGTCGATATATTTAGAAGCAAAGTCCGTTCCTGCGAATTGATCATATCCAGTAATGAAGAAGAACACCACACCCGCGCCGCAAAGAGTTTTATTTACATTATCGCCAGACAACTGGTTATTCACTCGAATAGCATAATTATCTTCCTTCACGTCGCTCAAGTGATGGTCTAGCACCAGGATTCTAGTCCCCGCATTAGCCAACTTTTCATGAGCCTCAAGTTCGCTACTGCTCGCGTCCGGAATGATAAGAATATCAACTGGAGACTGAGTCAATGAATTCATAATATTGTCATCTATGCCGTGAGCCTTGCCAGTATGAGTAAATACTTTAATTTCCAAATCTTTATTGTGGTCTTTCATATAAAGATAGGTCATGGCCGCGGAGCAATATCCGTCCACGTCGCAGTCGGCAATTAAGCCAACACTATACTTACCCGAAATAGCATCTTGGAATACTGGGATAGCTTCATCTACCTGGCTCAAGCAAGTCCAATCTGTTTCATATTTCTTATCGCTTTCAAGACTAATGTAATCTTCTGGGTCTTCAATACCTCGCGCCTTTAGAATATCGTGCAGAAAATTCTTAGAAACATGCGGCAAATCATTCTTAGTTTTATAATTCATACTTATCCTTTCACAATAACCCTGGATTGATAGAGCTGCTCCCATACAGTTTGACCTTTATCAACCGGACTATCTTTTTCATTTATATAATTTTGGGAGTCAAAAATGAAATCAAAATTAGCATAGTTACTGTACTGTTGGCATAATTCATATAACTTATTAAAATAAGCGTTTGCCTTTTCTGAGAAATATTCTGTATATTCTTTATCTAAGGCAATCGTAATATGTGTAACACCAAGAGTTTTAACCAATAAGTCTATCTGCGGCTTACTGATAGCACTGCCGCACACAGCTACGGCGCAACTGTCATTACCATAATATCCCTTATGAAGTAGAACTGACTTCTCGCCTTCAAAAATTATGGCATACTTATGCTTTTTAATTGCCTCTTGGTTCTCGTAAACTCCATATAAGGACAGACTTAAGGGATGAGAATAGGTTTTGTCTTTTGTAATTAATGGGCAATATTTAGGAACGTCATTATCCTTAGTATAATTCAAATTCCTTACTCTAATACCTATAAGTCTACCTTTGATATCACGATATGGAATAACAATAATCTCTTTATCGAAACCATACCTAATATCAAACTCTCTCATAATTGCCGATTTTATACCATCCTTAATCCAAGACACATGCGGAATCGGCATAAAAGTTTTTAGAATATTGGCATTATATTCCGGAAGATCGGCAAAACCAATCTTACGCCTATATTTATCATGAATGGATTCATACCCATGGTCAGTCTTTACAATTGTTCCTTCTACAAATTGAAGAACATAAGCGCGTGCATCATAATAAGAATAATCACTATTCTCATTCAGTTGTTTTACTCTCTGCACCAAGCCAATAACATTGAAGCCATCGTTACACTCGGTATAACAAATAAAAACTTTTTTATCAAAGTAATAATATAACTTCATGCTGGCTTCTTCTACATCTGTATTGTGGCAAATGGTAGGAAAGATATAATGCGTCAAATGCTCTTCGCAACGGTCCGCGCCGAGACTGAACACAATATCTTTTACTTGCTCATTACTAAGCGACTGAACAATGTCTCTTGTGCCTGCGAATGCTTTATCAACTTCCGCATCACTAAAACCATTAACATCAGATTCCAAAATTCCAGGCGTCAAACTGCTCCTTCCTTTCTGGCTTAGCCACAGATTGCTTGGTTTCTTCAACCACATTCTTAGCGGTCAAATCAATCATTCCATCAGAATACAAAACACGAACCTCAGGCGCGTCGATTGGAATAACATTATAATTACCATCTGTTACAAAAAGATCATTCCACCTTCCTGTACCTAAATCCATAATGCCCCAAATACGGACGTTCTTATATCGGCCGCGACGTAACTTATAAATATCCTTTACCTGAGTAGGCATAGGCATATTCATTTTCTTACATGCAATAGATAACTTAATTCTATCATTGTCATTTACGGCCGCGGTGATACAACCCAAGTCAGCCTTATCTACAATACTTTTAGAACCACGAATCAAAGTGTGATTTCTAATGCCTTCAAAATTATCGTAGTCGCCAGAAAGCTGAGTTGCACTTTCTATATACAGATCATACTCTACTGCCAAATCTTTAAGCGCAGTTGACAGCATCAATAATGCTACATCTTCACGAATTCTTAAATCTCTAAATTCTCCTAACAAATTTGGACTAGAGAATATATAATCATAAAACACATTTACAATTCCATTGAGGTTTACATGTCGTTTAATCACCGACTTGATTAAATTAATATTTGGGTCTGGGATATCTTCAATAAACAGATTCGGAAATTCTTCCATAATTTCTATGGCTCTATCAACTCGCTCTTCTTCATCGCCAACATAAGAACCATAAAGAATATGTTCCTCATTAACGTCACTAAGATTAGCAAGAATAATAGATTGAACTTCATCCTTACGAAGCTCAGTAGTAACAATCAAAGTCTTTTCTGCGCTACCGTTTTGTTCCCATTCTTTCAATTCTTTATTGTACTGATAAGGATATGCCAGTTTACAGGCGTTACCAATCAGTTGGCGACTTTTACCGACACCGCTACCCGCGGAGTTGATGTAATACTTACCCTTTCGTGCGCCACGACAAATGATATTAAAATAATGTCCCATCAAGGCCGGACCAACTTCAGGGTTCTTTTTGAATTCTTCTTTTAAGTCGCGGATACCTTCAGTGGCGTCACACTCAACCTTCTTACCAATATTATATTGGAATTCAATTTCACTAAGTTTCTGACTGACCCAATCAAAGATGTCTTGCACATTCATTTTTTCAAACCGGTCAAGACACTCTTGTTCTTCTTTGCTATTTAGAAATGAAGTACGATAAATGTCTGAGATATCAATACCCGCCTTAGACAACTTCTTTAACGCACTAAACTTCTTTACTTTAAGAAAGTACATATCAAAGCTATCCAAATGCGCAATATCCACACAGTCTTGAATATAAGTGATACCATTATTCTTCTTAAACTCGGCATAAGCAGAACTAAACTGTTGCAAATAATTGTCAATGTCAACTACACTAATGCTCTCTGCGCCCAACTTATACAAATTACTAATTGCTACAAAGATGTTTCTTGTGAAGCTGGAATAGAAGTCATCTACTACCAAATCTTTTTCAATCTGGCCATAAAGCATCGGGTTCTTAATCAAGCAGCCCAACACTTGCATAGTTGCATTCTTATCTACCAATTCCATCAAGTATCCTCACCTTCCGGCTCGACCAAATCGAGCAGTTGGACTTTCTTTTTCTCTGTGGGCTTAGAGATAACAACAGTTTTCGCTTTCTTTTCTTGCTCAATCGCGTCTGCCATACCGCGCGCGATCATTTGTTGCTGAGTTTGCTGATGTTCCCAATATGCTTCTGCTTCGCGATAAAACCTTGGCACCTGTCCTAAACCAATAAGATCTTCATCTTTTGGGATGGGTAATTTCTTTACTTCATAAATATATTTTAAAGTTTGTACGATACCTTCATCATCATAGCCATCTTTAATTAGTTTAGTTCGCTGCTTATAAATTTTAGGGCCGGGCGCGAGCAAATCAAATAATTTGCAGACATAAGAAATAAACTGACGCCTTGCCAAAACCGAAGCATAACAACGGGGATGATAATAGTGAGAATCAAACTTGATTGCTTCTCTCGGATTATCAAGTTCTTTCTTGCATTCATAACACTTACTTGCGCGACTCACACCATCACTCCTTTTATAATATTATACCATAAAATTTCCCAAATGTCAATAAAAAAGAGGTGGTTACCCACCTCTGTATATCACAGCTGCTGCATCTCAGTAACAACTGCTTCAAGCAGTTCCTGCTGGCTTTCCTTTGCCTCGCTAAGACGGAACTCAGCTGAACCAAAGTAGGTCTCGATAATCTTAGAAACCTTATCCATATTGTCGTCTGCATTCGGGCCATCAGCCAACTTCATGAAGATGGTACGAGCTTCGGACATAACATCTTCAAAGGAGCGCTTCTGAGCCACATTGAAACGATTGATAGGAGCATCTACTACAGTAGCGCCATGACGAGCATCTTCCTCAATTGCATCCGCAAGAGCATTGGAAAGAGCCTCATAACCGAAAGGAATAATCGGCTTCATATAACCGAATCGGCTGCCTGCCATAACTGTAGGAGTGGCGCGAGTATAAATCACACGCTCCTGTGTGGCACGATCAATACCGATATAGCCGATAATGTCCACAAGCTGATTAACGATAGCATAAGGACGCTTGTTAAGGGCGGGTGCGATGAACTCCATTTCATCACCGTTGTCCGCGGTTTCTACACGGCTTTCACTATGGGCAATCAGGACAAGACCGTAGCCCTGGAGAGTAATCTCACGAAGGCCTTCACCAAATTCCTTTTTACATTGATCATAGCCGCGGCCCCAAGCAATATCGCCAAGGGTCTTAACATCATTTTGCTGACAGATGTACTTTTCACACAAATCCCACAAAAGGGAAATGGTATCAATAGTGATAGTATCAAACTTACTCTTGATTGTATCCTTCTTCAGCTGCTTTAGGTAACCCTTAAAAGTCAGCCAAGAATCAATATCAACTGCATGGATGCCACTAATAGCGTGATAACCGACCTCTGTGGCCAGAATAAGATTACGCGGGAAAGACGCCGACATCGACGTCTTTCCGATCTTAGGCTTGCCATACAGTAGAACGAACTTACCCTTCAAGTCTCTGGAGATTTTAGTTGGCTCCAGAGCTTCCAAATCCAGTACGTTAGCCATACAGCATTACCTCCTATTACCAGCCGCGAGTAGAACGCTTGGCCGCGGAGGAACCTGCAGAAGCCTTCTTAGTACCAGCAGAGGCTGCAGCGTTAATCTTATTCATACGCTCGCCCATCAGAGTACGAATAACATCCTCGTCAAAGGACATATCTTCATCAACACTGCTGGGAGAACCAGTGGTGATAATCAGTTCGCGGCGATTACGAGCGCCACCAATGGCAATCTCATCACCGAAACCAGCGGACTCCTTGGGAGCGGCCTCAGCCATTTCCACACAGCTACGGACACGACCGCCAATATTAACGGTGTCACCCTCGCTCCAGTTCTTGGAAATGTAATCAATGGCCTGCTTGTCCTCGACATAGTAGGTAATTACATTAGCGTTGGCAACTTCCTTGTAACCAGTAACCAGGATGCCAACAATCTTCAGACGACCGGTGACTTCGCCGTTATTATCAACTTCATCCGCAATCTCACGAATGAAGATTTCGTTCTTGAACACAGCCTGAGGCTTAACATTTACAGAAGGAACCTTCGTGAAGAAGCTGTTGTTAATCTGCCAACCAGTGACGACGGAATCGCCACCCTGAGGCTTGAAAGCATATTCACTAATGGTACCGCGAGTGAGACGAATACCATCGGCCATATCGCCGTCAACGGAAACACGCTTGTAGTTAGCCAGACCTTCGATGGACTTGTACGCAGGATTGTCGCGGCCATCATTGGTATACTTACCAGAGTAGAAACTAACCTTAACTTCCTCATGCTCGTCATTGCCAGCATAAGACTGGTCAACATTCACGATAACATGACCGCGGATAAACGGCTTGTTATTCTTGTCGTTACCAGTAATCAGTTCAACTTCCTGCAGGATACCCTCAACACAAACTTCGTTATTAGAAAAATGCATACTTTATTTTCTCCTTTTCTTATCGTCTTTACTATATTATATAATAAATTTTATTTTTAGTCAAGAGAAGGGCGGCAACCGTTTTACCAATTGCCGCCCAGAGGAATTACTCTGCTTCATTAGCAGCCTTCGCGGCGGCCTTGGCCAGAGCCTTCTCTTCCTTCAGACGAGCCTTCTCAGCCTTCATAGCCTCTTCCTCAGCGATGGGGTCATAAGCCAGGCCAGCATCGGTCAGCATGACATAAACAACATTCTTGGTCTTGTCGGCCTTGCCATCAACGCCAGGGATGGTAACGGTCTCGGTGCGCTCAACGGAATAACCCTTCTTCTTCAAAGAGTTGGTGGTGCCAGTAACGGCCTGAACAGTTACGTCCAGGGCAGCAGCAATATCCTGCTTAGTGAACTCCTGGCCGGGATGATCCTTCAGATAGGTAAAAACAGCAAAAGCATTCTGAGTCATAATCGTTTTCTCCTTTTAATTCCGGGCTTCTCGCCCTGTCTTCTTTTATATTATACCATTTATTTTCGAAAAAGTCAATCTTTTAGAAGGCTCTTTCTTTGAAGGAAGAAGGTCGGCAATCTCATAGAGGTTTCTTTCCCTCACCTTGTATATACATTATACAACAGATTTCTGAAAAAGTCAATTGATTGTCATGTCCAATTTTTCAGAAAATTTCTTAGCAAACTCTTGACCAGGATTCTCAGCGGCGAGACTATCAGAAATTTTCTTTATGATGTCGTCGCACAATTGTAACATCTTAGTAATAGCAATTTTCTTCTGAAGATAACTAACTTTAGCGGTGGCAGTATAACTTCCAAGAAGTGCCATTTCTGCTGGAGTCAGTTCCGCGCCGGAAACAAGATGTTCACGAAGAGTCTTGTTAAAACGCTCCAAATCACGAACCTTGGTCTGTGCTTCTTTGTCATCACGGTATTGCTCATAGGTATCCAGCTGTTCGATCAAATCCATGTTTGTATCGATTACAGCGCATAGAGTTTGTACCCATTCCTCGTTCAAATCAATCACCCTTTCCTCAACCTTGTATATATATTATACAATAGTTTTTGATAAAAATCAAATTTTAATCCAACTTATCCGCTAACTTCGCCGCATCAGAACGATGACTTTGAATTAGCTTCACCATACCAAATAGTGGATCGCCAGCCAAAGAATTGGCTACAGCTTGTATGCCGCTATTCTTTTCAAATACTGCAGAATCTGTTTGCTTTCGATCGCCAATCAACCACAATTGGCTTCCTTTACTAATACGACCAATTAAAAGTTGCATTTGCTGCTTAGTCATATTTTCACATTCATCGCAGAATATAATTTTTCTTTGTATGTCTCGACCGCGTAAGAATCCTAAATGTACGGGCTCAATGATGGCATCTTCAATCATTTGGTCAAGAGCCATTGGGCCGCCAACATGGTCAGCAATAGGCATTAAGAATGGATAAATTTTCTCCAGTTCTGTGCCAGGTAACGCACCTATGTCTCTTGTATCCTTTAATGTATAGTTATTTCTAACAAATACAATACCATCGTAATAACCGCGTTGAACAAAATCAATTGCATGTGCTAAAGCTAAGAAAGACTTGCCGCAACCAAAAGAACCAAGAATCATTTGCACCTTAATATCTTTATTTTGTAGCATGTCAAACAACATTTTCTGCTCTGCATCGAGCGGTTTAATATCACCCATAAAACGGCTACGAATATCTTTATAATTTAACGAGACATATTCTTCTCCAGTCCAACGGACGATATCTATAAGTTCTGAACCTTGATAAATTTTGCCATACTAATTTATTTTTAACTTAAACCAGTTGATTTTTTTGTCTTGATAAAAACCAGCTAGCATTTCCTCATTTGGATAGATTTTTCTCCATCCAACATATTCCTAGTCATAAATAATCTATGACTTCAGATTATTATGTAACAATTGTATTCTATTCGGAAAGACAGTAGAGCCAATAAGATGCTCTGCCGCATCATAAGTTACAAGAGTGGCAGTCTTATCAAAAAGCAAACTACCAACAACAATACGAGAATCCGGGTTATCGGGAAGTTTATGCTTTGTGATAAAGGCCTAAACCTTCTTATCATTTACTAATATAATTGTTACTTTCTTTTCTTCTATTGCGCGAATAGCGCGACGGACCTTATAAGCCCGCGCGCCATCCGTTTCTTTATATTTCAATTCCTAAAGCTCGTACATAACTTTAGGAACTATGCAATGTTCAGAGAATGGACCAAATTCTTCTGTTTCTAGTATAGCACTGGTATCATAAAATAAGACTGACATCAGGCATCGACTCCTATAATGTGATCTACTAAACGCTTTTCCTTTAGCTGGGAAGCTGTTAAGTACCACTGCTTTCTACTATTATCCTCCAGTTCTGCGGAAGTGATATTGGTATTAGTAGTGATGTACTCATTGACGCGCTTATCCATTTCGCTAAGGAAATCATAGCTATCCTTAACTACGTTTCCTTCTCCGAACAAAGACAGGGTGCCGCAATGATGTAGACCATATGTAAATGGATAACAATACTTAGTAACATTAGGGTTGTTATTGCCGGAACAAAGAACGATTGTACCCATACTTAGAGCATAACCAAGTACAATAATGTTCAAAGGCTTTTTATAGTTGTCTATGATATTACATAAGACTAAACCATCGCTAACGCTGCCGCCGCAAGTCTGTAAATAAAGAGTGACTGGCTTTTGGCTATCGTCGTGTTCAAAAGCAATAAGGGGCATAATAACCCTTTCTACAATAGACTCGTTTACATCAGAATTAAAAATAATAACACGATCTTTTAGAGCCTGTAGATAGGCATACTAAGCAACTGTAGAGGATTGCCCGAGCAATTCTGTTAGGTCTATTTCTTCCATAGTGCCTCCATCAGATAATGTGGATTGTTCCACTATTATCTTTAACATTAATAATTTTTACCCCAACTGTATTCCTTCCCTGGATGGGGATTTCTTTTACAGAAAGACTAACCAGATGATTATCACAACTAACATTGATAACCTGAGCATCATTGCTGACGTTCAGAATAATCATTGCGGAGGAAAGAACTTCTTCTTTTTCCAACTTGTGAATTAAATTACCACGAGCCGCACGGTTAGTGTGGGAGAGTTCTTCCAGCTTAGTAATCTTACCCTTACCACGAGAGTTAATAGTAAAGATACCAGCGTCAGAAGAATCGGCAACAGGGAAAGCTGCGATAACGGTTTCATTATCTTTCAGTACGATGCTCTTTACACCAACTGAATTTCTACCTGTTGCAGAGAACAAGTTGTGGCTATAATAATTGTAATAACCAGAGCTATTAACAATTACAATATCCTCATCTTTCTCCATAACCATGAAGCATGCAGCAACTTCATCATTGTCTTTCAACTTTAGGGCAGTAAGACCTTTGTTTCCAATCTTATACTCGTTTACATCAGTTTTCTTGATAAGACCGTTCTTGGTAACGAAAACAATGTATTTATAGTATTCCATATTCTCGCCGCTGAAGATTTTTACAACCTTATCTTCGGGAGAAATATTCATCAATTCATAAATGCTGTAATCACCAGTATCAATATCTTTCAGAGAGAAGGAGTGAATCTTGCCGGCTTTAGTGACAGCGAAGATGGAATAATTACTAAAGGTATTGATAGAAGAAGTGATTGCCACGTCCTTGGGCAACTTCATATTGGTACCCTTCCGGCCGCGCTTTGCACCATTCATATCCTCAGTCTTGGTGACACGAATAGTATCATTACTAAGAGTAAGAATAGTTACATGAATCTGCGGGACTTCAACTTCAGCCTCAGTAGACTCTGCAACATTCATAACCTTAGTACGGCGCTTGTCGCCAAAACGCTCAGCAACATTCTGATACCGTTCTGCAAGACGAGCATTGAATTCATTTTGGTTGTTAAGGTAAATATTCAGTTCCTCAATCTTGGCTTGATTTTCCTTATGCTCCTGTTCCAACTTAAAGCCTTCCAGATTAACCAGACGATTAAGTTTCAAATCAAGAATAGCTTTAGCTTGCGGTTCAGTGAAGCCGAACTTAGAAATCAGATTAGCACTAGCTTCAGAACTATTGCGAGAAGCCTTAATCGTTGCTACCACTTCATCAATTTTAGCAATAGCCATAAGCAGACCTTCAACAATCTCCTGGCGGGCCAACAGTTTATTTAGGTCATACTTATATTCTTTTCTCAGGCAGGCAGCCGCATGGTTAATATGAGCCTGAAGTGCTTCCTTCCAACCAAAGACCTTGGGGAATCGGCCTTCATCAAGCATCGTCATATTAATGCCACACCAATACTCAAGGGAAGTATCCTTAAAGAGCTTCTCAATCATCTTCTTAGGATTGACGCCCTTACTAAGTTGAATGGTGTAGTCAACCTTCTGACCCGAACCATCATGGATACCCTCGATACCATAATGTTCGTCGGCGTCCGTCAGATCACGAAGCTGTTCAGTGATAGTGCTGGTGTACACGCCGAAAGGCATTTCACTAATGTGGATGCTATTCGTCTGAGGGTTGTACTCCATAACGGCGCGAATCTTACAAGCCTTACCAGTGCCATTCTTCAAGCTCTCATAAACTTCATCACGATTCATAAGGATGCCGCCTGTCGCAAAATCGGGCATACAGACAATATCCTTGAAATCGATTTCGGGGTTCATAATAAGCTTTGAAATTGCATTATTAACTTCGGTGATATTGAACTGGGGAATGGAACTACTCAAAGATACGCCAATACCAGTAGTACCATTCACAATATTGTAATAACCGATAGAGGGGAACACGGTAGGAAATTCTTCTGTATCATCGAAGTTGGTGTTCCACTTATCAATTGTATTCTTTTCAAGAGAAGTATACAGATACTCTGCGGGCTTGGCCAAACGAAGTTCTGTATAACGGGCCGCGGCCTCATCGCCAGTGGTGATAATAGTGCCGCTGTTGCCTTGGCAATCTTCCAGCGGATAACGCATAGCGAACGGCTTGGCCATACGCATGTAAGTGCCATAACAGCTGGAATCACCATGGGTGTAGAAGTGACCAAGACTATCGCCAACAACGCGTGCGCTCTTAATATAGGGTTTGTTGGGAGTGTTCTTAGTCACCTTCATCTGAGAATAGATAAGCATTCTTGCGGCCGGCTTGAGCATATCTCGCGCGTCACAAATCGCACGGTCAAGAATAACCGAACCTGCATAACGAGAAAAGCTATCCTCAATGCAATTAGTAAGCTGTTTCTGTTCTACCATAAGTCCTCCTTAACCGTACACAAATGTGCCAAAGTCGATACTGTTGAAAACGAACTCTTTCTTATACTCAACTTTCTCACCCATGAGGTCATTGAGCATTGGAATAGAGAACTCGTCACAAACAAGCTGCTCCATGTGCTGATGTTTATCATTAAACATACTATCTTTCAAATCTTGGGCGTTCATTTGACCTACACGACATCAATCATTTCTGATTGCGCTGACTATTTCTTCTGCTTTCGCAGTCTACCGTTTCCATTCACGTATCAATAGTGAATGTACTCTCCAACAACGGAGATAGTCGATACAGGTTATATTGTGAGATGTTTATATGTTTTATACTAACAAATATTGTTGAATGTTTGTTTCTAGACAAAATATTGCTTATAATCTTTCCAAATTTCATCGCGTGGTTCTGTTAGCAAACGTGTACGAATATCTATAATCTGCTAGACAGTTAATTGCTGTCCTTTACCGTTTGTCTTCCCTGGATGAGAATTACCCATCAAGCGATGAAATTTTTTATTTTCTTCAGTATAGACGTCCATATGAACCGTAGTCCATGTAGCACCGTTCCATACTTTAGAAAAACCAGAATGATTTATTCTGTCTTTGTAACGCTATTCAACAGTAGCTTTGATTTCATGGTTCTTATAGCTCTATCGAATATCATAAACCTATTTCTAAGTTAATTTATGATTCGGATGACTTTCACCCAACATTCGAGTGCCCTAGCCGCCATCGGTTTCGTTATATCCATTATTATGCGAATCATAATATGATATCCAATAAATCTATCTCTAATTTAGCTTCTATTTTGGGCATTCCTATAATATTTCAAAATCAAAATTTTCGATTCCATATTTTCTTATCGCACGATATAAAGTTTTATTATATTCATCATTTCCTTGATAAAGATGTAATGCTTTATATTCATGTTCGTGTTTACGTTCAAAAATATGGATACTTTGACCTATATAAGAATGTCCATTAATTTTGTTAGTATATTTATATATTCCAATCATGGTATTCCTCCTTCGCAGGAGGACTCACAATATCTTCCCACGAGATTATCTTCATCTTATATGTGCCTCATACCTTCATCTTCTCTATAAAAGGCACCACATAAATGTCAGACTACCTCGTTAGCCACCAATAAGGTGACCCCACTGATGAAGTGGAAAAGTAGATAAGGGCCAGACCTCATTCTTACCCTTTATAGCGGACAATATCACCAGACTCTTTTCGACCCTGGAACTCATCCTCACTATAATAATACCACACATTTTTACCTTTTTCAAGTTTATACAGTGGTGCTTTTAGCCAGAACAAACGTCCTTCTTCCATGAAGCCAGGAACAAGACGATAAAGCATAGCCATGACAAGCAAACCAATATGACTGCCATCAGCATCGGCGTCTGTTGCGATAGCAATGCGGCCATAGCGCAACTTTTTAGGATTGTACTTATGGCCATAAGTTACACCCAAAGCTTGCATAAGCAGCTTGGCCTCTTCATTCTCCAAAATATCCTCAATAGGATTGGAGATGCAGTTAATAGCCTTACCACGCAGCATGAGAATACCATACTTGTTGGGATCACGACCGATACTCATACTGCCGCCAGCAGACAGACCCTCAACTACAAGTAGTGTGCTATCTTCGCCCAACTTAGCGGCATCGCGCAACTTATTACTATCAATAATTTTCTTCTTTGCATTTACAGCCTGTTCACGCTCATGATTAAGAACAGCTTCACGCGCCTTTTCTGCGGCTCGCTCTGCCTTTTCAATCTTCTTAAGCATGTCAACAATGACCTTAAATTCATCGCCATATTTGGTCTTCATTTCCTTCAAGGCTTTAGTGAAGGCTGCATAGGTAAGAGTTTGCAAAGAAGCGTTATTGATTTTGCTCTTGGTCTGATTGGCGAAACTGGGATTAACCACACGGCAATTAACCACGTAGAACAGATTCTCTCGAATCTTTTCACCATCAAACTCACTTTCAGCCAAACTATTAAATACTCGCGTCAGTGCCATACGAGCGCCAGTAATGGGTTTGCCGCCTTCTGGACAACGCAAGCCGTTAACAAACACATAGCCGGTTTCATGCTTGGCGCCCCAACGGAAAGCGATTTCTACCGCATCGGTTCCGTCAGTTTCACTTGCAGTAAAGATAGTCTTCTGCAAAGGAGATTTCATATTATCCTTTACGAAATCAACAATACCTTCCTTTGCGCAGAAGGTTTTAGTTTCCTGTACATCATGACCAATAGTACGAATGCACTTAAAGGTAATGCCTGGGTACAGATAAGAAATATCTTTCAAATCGGTAGCGATGCGATTAAAATCATAAGTGATATCGCCATTACAAAATACTTCCGGATCGGGAATAAACCACACGGATGTACCATTGATTGGATGACCAGTACCTTCGAAGTACTCCGTCAATTCACCCTTATGGAAAATCGCAGTTGCCGCCTGTCCATCACGGTAAGAGTTAACCACAAAATCAAGCGAAGACAAGCACACACAGGAGCCACCAATACCATTCAGACCGCTAGCATTCTTATAAGAATCATGTCCAAACTTACCGCCAGTATGGCTCTTAGTGTAGATTGATACCAGTACATTTTCGCCATTTTCGCGAATACCAAAAGGAACTCCGCGGCCATAGTCAACAACTCGCAGACTATTATCTTTTTCGTCAAGAGTGACAACAATTTCCTTGCCGTACCCAGCGAGTGCTTCATCTGTACTATTATTGATAATTTCCTTCAGAGCCTGATAGGCGCCTTCAATATCATCGCTGCCAAGATACATTTGAATGCGGCGACGGACACCATCACGGAAGGACAGAGACTCAATAGAATTAATATCGTAACTCATATCATTCCTCCTTTATATCTCTATTATACTA